TCTTCCCACTTGGCATCGTCATCGAGAGAAGGATACTCTGTAGAAATCCTCTCGACAGTTTTCGCGGATGGGTGCGCCATCATCACTAGCTCGCGAAGTATCATTTGAAAACCCCGCACCTCGCCGGAGCGGATGAGGATTTTGTTTACGTCCCCGGAGGCTTCTAACTGCGGGGCAGACTCGGCGAGGGTGGGGAGAAGGCGCTTTCCGGTTTCAGTTTCCAGAAAGGCGGACCATCGCTCCTGGTCAATAGGAAGCCAGTCGGACGAATTAGCTACAATTTCTATAGGCATTGCTCGGTTTGGGTGAGGGGTTCGTTTACTGTTCGGGCGTTGGAGGCATTGCTTGCGGAGGCGGCGGCGCGGTCCCTGGCGGCATGTCTTGGGTAATCTGGGCGTGCTGCTGTTGGAGCTGTGCCATCTGCTGCTCGTGCTGTTTGAGCTCTTGAATTGCTTTGACGGCCTTCTTGAGAAAATCGGCAACTTCGGTCAGCGTGTCCTTCTTAACTCCGGCCGCAATCGCTTGGTTGTAGTGCTCGTTTATGTGAGCAACCACGGCTTCGAGGACGGAGCTGTCGAACTGGCCCTGGGCCATCTGTCCGCCAATCTGTTCGGCGGCGGGCATTAGGATACTCAAATGAATCTGGTGATTGTCCCGCGGGGAAACTTCCACCGCTTGCCCATGGCTGAGCAAAGTCATTTCCAAATTCTGCATGCGGGATTGCTCCGCGTGTTCGGTCGGGTCGGCCTCGGGGAGTAGAACGCGCTTCGAAAAATCAGAATCAACGCGAGACGTGAGGTCTTCAACTTCAAGCTGGCGCTGGTTGTAAAGCGGGTTCCCCTTCTTCTCCTGCGCGAGAGCAACAATCATTTGCCGCTCTAGCGGAGTGAGGTCCTTAATCGTTGTCGCCACCGGGAATTTAGCAAGCTCATCGAGCTCCTCCTGGGTCATCTCCTCCAGTAGACCGGCCTGCATTGCCTTCGCGTCTTTGTCGCCCGTGTTCTTATCACACAGACGCTTTTGCATGGTCTGGAACATCTGCGTTACTTGCTCCAGAAAACGACTGATGCGCACGTCCTGGCCCTGCTCCTGGCGCTGCGCTAGAAGGTTCCAGGCCGCCGGGGAGCGCATTCCTTCGCCCGCGTCCGTGGCCGGGGGAGATACGGAGCCGATGAGTTGGTCCACAAGCTGTTGAAAATACACGTCGAGCTTTAGGAAGCCGTCCACGTTTCCGTCAATCTTATGTTCCAGAACTTGCCAGTTGTTCGGAATCATTATCATGCTCCCGACCACTGACATCTTGAAAGTGTGCAGCCGCTTAACGTCCCCTTGGATGAGGGTCTTGCCGGACATAATCAACCGGTCCACCACCTCGTTCCGAGTGCGGTCAATCATTCCCGCGAGCTCGTAAATATCACGGCCGATGCCCTTGCTACCGTGGAGAGTTCCGTTTCCTTTTTGGAAGCTGTAGAAAGCAACCGCGTCCTCCATTGAATCGAACCTATCGTCCCGAGAGAAAATTTCCAACATTTCGGGGCCTGCCAGCCTGTAATGCGATACTTTTCCGGTAACCTCGCGCGCGAGAAGTGTGTAAACCACAATGACACTATTCCCGGCCATGTATGAAGCTCCAATCGTAAGTTCACGAAGGGCATGCTGAAACCATGTTTCAAGAGTGCCCCCAATGTTTAAACGGTCTCTAATCTGTTGTGGCGACGCGCGATTAATCGCGGTAATTGTGTTCTCTATGTTCCACCCAGCCACCTTGGATGCTTCCTTGTCTTTTATATATGAGAACATCTCATGAGGAAGATAAGTTTCCTTCAGAACCAGAATCTGCGCCCATCGCGGGTCCGACTTTGTGCCATCGGCGGCGAAGGATTCCTCCTGCTGGAAATTCTTGGGGAACCATGAAAATTCGTCAAGCCACGCAACTATGGAGTGGCCGAAAATCGCATTGTTGAAAGCGATGTCCTCGATTAGCGTGCGCCAGCCCTTGCGGTTCCGGATTGTGTCGGTAATCGCGGTCCGGAACTTCTCGGTCTTTTCGGCGCAGGCGTTCCACTTGTTTGAAAGTTTCGCATTGGTGAAATATTTCAGGCCGTCGATTGCGGAGACGAAAATCGGAGCAACTTTCTCAATCATCGCCGGGAGAGGCTTCGTGGTAAAGTTCGAGCGCCAACCAAGCCCTTCCGCCTCTAACTTCGAAGCGTCGTAGGGCCTTTCCGCATTGTATTTCGCAAGAATTCGGCTATTAACAATACTTCTATTCCGACCAGCCATTATAATGGTCTTGACAATATCGGATGCCATACCAGCATCGCGGATACTTCTCTGCGTGGGCGTCCCGGCCGCGTTAATATTGGGGGTCTGAATAACGGCCCCTAGGTAGTTCGAAGGGAACACTCCCCCCGTATAAGGGGATTGCGCGCTGCTACTGGCGTCAGGCACGAGACACCCCCACAAAGTTTCGGTGAGCCTGCGTCAATTCAATTTCTTTCATGGAGATACGTCATCAAGGAAACTGTTACTTTACCTTCCGGGGTCGTCGCTTCCTTTTTATCCAAACAGGCCCCCAGGTGCCGATTGGGCACCGTTCCGAAGCAATCATCACCTTGGCTTGCGCCAGACAGCCGCACGCCTCGCACTGCGCGCCGTCAAAAAGCGGGCAATCCCGGCAACCCCCATCGAACCGAACCTGGGCGACAAAAGGAGACGCCAGCACCTCATACCCTCTCACCTTCGCCCACTGGACGCGCGCCCAGGCTTTGAAAAAGTTCCAGAAAAGGCTCACGGCGGGGTCCTCCTACGCCAGCAACACCCGGGGAGCTCGCCATTCTCCATCGTAACCCGCTCCAGATGCGCGGCAGTTTGCATATCCTCCCCGAGGAGGAGGCAACCGTTCAGCCGCTTATCGAGAGTTCGACGGCCTAGAATATCTTTCCGGAGCTCGTCCAGGGCCGCCCGGCAGGAGGAACAGCTCTCTTGAAGGGGCTGATTCATTGGGCACCCCGCGCAGACCTGGGCGCGCGCGGCAGCCGTCTGAGCATCCACGTATTCAATCATGCCCTTCGTTTTTTCTTCTCGCGCATAAGTCAGCCACGCGAGCACCCGACTCTTCAAACTGGCTTTTTGCAGGTCCTGCGAAGGGCTCCCCGTTTCCTCATGGCAGAGACCCGCGTTTCGCTGGCACGCCTGCTCAATAACCTCTACCGCCGGATTTCCCGGGGGATGCCCGGCGCGCTGTCTATACTTCACCACTCGGGCAATGACGCCGGGCCACGTGTCCGCGCGGTGGTCAACGCCGTCACTGTCTTTAAACCAAAATCCGTCTTTGGGGTAGAGGTTGGGGTTTAGGCGTTTCATCCAACCTCCCGTGGAAAATTTAATCGCGCAAACTCCCCAAAAAATTCAAGGGCCGCCGAATCATAGGCCGATGCCGCTTCCCGGGCCGAATCAAACGTTCCAAGGCACTTAAGGACTCCATTGACCCGTATTCTCGCCTGAAAATTCTGGGAAACGCCCTTAAACCCTACCCTATTATTTTTGTTAGGTTTTCGGTTCTGGCCGTTTTGTGTGGTCGTCGCTGGGCGAATGTTGTGCCGCTGATTATTTAACCCGTCGCCGTCTCGATGGTCTAGTCGGGGTTCCCCGGGTAAAATATGCTGATGCATCTTAACCCGTTTCCCGTTAGGTAGTGAGGAGCTACGAACGGCATACCAGAGTTCCTCATGACGAGTTGCACACCACTTATACTGGGACAACTCGTCAAAATCTTCGTCGTCCACGAGAGCAAATTTTCCCTGAGTTAATTCGATTGTTTTCATAAAATAGCATTGTATATATCGCGTAAGTCCTGGTCCTCCGCATCCGGGTTGAGCCACTGACTTCTGTTTGATTCATCAATCATTACCCCGTTGCGCATCCCAGGAGTAGGCCAGTCGTCGTCCTGTCCGTCGTCGGGGCCTGCGACTGAATCTCCCCGCATAGAGAGCACCAGACCGCTGCCCTTGCGCGCGGCGTGAACCAAAAGAGTGAGGGAGTCCGCTTCGTTCGGAGACTCAAATCCCCGGGACTTATAGTCCTTCTTAGACTCCACTTTGGACTTCCCGGCTGACATTTGAAAACGTCGTAGAGTGAGCTGTTGCCCCAACTTCGACATATCCATTGACGGGTGCAGCAAGAGATAGTTGAATTCGCCCCAGGCGCGCGTTGCGAACCAGAGCACGGAAAACATTCGTTCAAAGGCGTCATGACAATTCTTGCTATCCTCCAGCATTATCTTCTCTTCGCCTGAGCCCTCCGAATAGTTCACGTCATGAATCGACTGACTCCATTCGTAGCGAAGTAAATCGGCTACTCCGGCCCCGTGCCCGGTTCGGTCGCAGGCGTAGTATTCCCCGCGCACCCCGGCTTTACGATTTACAACAAGGACGCTGTTTTTCATGCTTACAGTCTCCCCAGGCTGTAATGCGAATTGCTTCAGCGCCTGAAGCCCCCACCGGGGAGTCACAGCGCCATTCCGGTCCTTGAACATGACCGTATGTCCCTGGGGGTGGTCCAGGCTGGGCGGCCACTTAATCCCACTCGCAAGGCCGAAAGCGCCCAGGGTATAAATCGCCGGGTCGCCCCCCTCTAGCGCGAGGTCCGTCGCTCCGACAGAAATCGGCTCGCCGGTCCAAATAAACTCACCAACCCACTTCGCCAACATCCCGGGCGGAATGACGGTAGCGTCCAGGCCCTGGCTGGGATACATCCCGCGCCCCATCGTCCGATAGCCCGAGGCGGTTCGCCCGCCAGCGTTCTGTGCAATCTTCTCTAGACCGGCACAGGTTTGTAGTCCGGGGAAAATGATTCGTTTGGCCAGCACGTTTTCGCACCGTTCACCGTCGATTCGTAATACGTCCCATCCGCGCTTGGACTTCCAACGAAAGTGTTTATCCTCATCAAGGTCGGCGTATCCAAATGGAGGCTCAGCTCGCTTTGCAACTTCGTCAGAGGCATTCGTGGGGTTATAAGCTCCGAAGATTTTAAATCCGGAGTTCGCCAAGTCTGATTGTCCGACTCGCTGCTCTTCGATTTCTGAGAGCACGTTATCAACGTCGAGCCAAACACCATTGGGGACGTTCTCGATTTCGTCAATGAAAAGGAACATCCGGGACAGAGGGCCGAAGAGAGGATGAGGGTTGGGTCGCGGCCTACGGTGTGAACCCTGAAGTTTGCCCGCTTTCTTCGAGGTGCCTTTAGGG